AATACAAAGTATATACAAAAAAAGGAGAATTCCACCATGCCTACAATTCCTGCTTGGAAGGATCTCTTAAGTGGGCTATAGAGTGCGCTCGAACTATTAATGGCGTTGTAATGGAAGCAGATGAAAATGGCGAAGAGTCCCAAATATTTAACAATTCAAAGTTAAAAAATGTTCCAGTTAATTAAATCAGTTTTAAAATCCATAGAGCTTTATTTAACCTTAAAAAATAAAAAATTTTATTATGACTTACAAAAAGAATTTAAAGATAGGGAACAAGCGCTTGTTCAAGAAATTGAAAAACTTAGGATTCGCGGGGATAGCCATAGCGCTGACAGGGCTGACCTCTTGCGAGACTACCTCACTGCCGAACGTAGGGAATTTGAACATTTATCAGCCTTCTACTCTAAGATTGGAAAAAGGGAAGACGATACAAACTCTTGATGGACTCTATATGCCCCAAAAAGATGAAATTTGGCACTCAGATACTCGTTACAGAAGGTTAGAAAGAGAAATTTATTCTTCAAATAAATAAAATTAGTGTAAAAGATAAAAATAATCTTGAAAAAGATTACAAAACGTTCATAATATAATCAAATGATAAAACTAATACTTGGTCTTTTGACCGCGTTGGGTGTCGCTTATAGCGGCGCAGATTCATACGCCACAACACTTGCAGACAATGTGGATGTAAGTGCGGGCGTATCAGTTAGCAACTTCACAACAGACAGAGGTTTGGCTACTAGAGAAGATTCTTTCGGATATTCTCTAATTTTAGGCGCTCCTCTTTCTGATGGAAATCTGTCTTTTGGGGTAGATCTTAATGATGTTGATGGCGATTTCGAACAGGATTTCGCTGTCACTTATAGTCGTGAGATTGATCTTTTAGGCCAGAAGCTTGGAGCCGCTCTTAGTTTCGCAGGAACCGATTCTTCTTTCGGTGATCGTGAAGAGATTGCCGCTGGTGTCAAATATAGCAACTCTTTAGTTGATGTGGATGCCGCTGTTTGGCATGAGATTGAGAATGATTGGTTCGGAGTTGAGATTGGGATATCTCGTGGAATCGAAGTACCAGTAGATGGACTTACTGTTACTCCTTTCGCCACTGTAAACCTTGCTGATGAATATAGCTCTATCGAAGCTGGAGTCAAAGCTGGTTACAAATTAAGTGATCAGTTGGGAATCTCTGCTAAGCTTTCCTACAATAACAACGATTTTGACGGCTCTTCCTTTAGTGTTGAGGACGAATGGATCGTCGGAGCAGGTCTCAAATTCGACTTTTAATCTAAAAGAAAATTAAATAAACTTTAAAAGCCTCCCGTAAGGGGGGCTTTTTTCGTGTAACTAATAGTTATATGGAACCCGAAAAGTCTATTTTGAAAGAGTTTCTCAACGGAGGATGGCTCGTCCCGCTCGTAGGGGCTGCCGCAATGTTTGCTCGACTTCTATCGGGCGAGAGCGGTTTATCCGTTAAACAACAATTTAAAAGAATTTTAACAGCCGCAATAGCCTCAGGGATAGCATGGTTTGTCTTAGAGCAAACTGATGTGTCTTCCCTGACTAAAGCTATTGCCTATGGAATCATCGGAGTAGTAAGTCCTGAAGTGATCGGCGGTATAGTAAGATTAGGTAAGAGATTTGAGAAGAACCCAGAAGACTTTATAAAAAAATGAGACCGAAATTTATAGTTTATTGTTTATCGGCTATTTGTTTAGTGTTCGGATTAAAAGGATTCGAGCTAAATAAAGATATACAAACCACCCTTAAGGAAAACGCCCGTCAATCTGAATCATCTATCATGGAGATTGGGATGTGTTTTGATTGGTATGGAGTTATTATCGTAAACTCGGTTATACAAGTATCTCATGGTATAATTACCCCCGAAGAGATGGTGGCAATCTTAAAAGAAGAAAGTTTAAATAAAGATGAGTATTTAAAGGGCTATAAGAAAGACATTACTCCTGATGAGAAAGAGTATGCAGATTTTGTTTTTAAACAAGAAGAGAAGATAAAAGATTATGTGGATAGGTTAATAACATGGGGTGAATCAGGCGATATAGATCAAATAAAAGCCACTATTCCAGCAATGTATGAAATGACTGACCCCACTATTGAAGCAATTAATACTATAATGGATACCAAAATGTATTATAATGAAGAACAAGCAAAGGTGCTAAACAAAAAGATAGAAACCTTTTCTGATTTTATATGCACCCTCTTAGCCTTATGTGCTGTTATGTCTATTTGTGCTTCATTTAGTAAAAAATGTCATTAAAATGAATTTTAAAGGAAAAAAAGAAGTAGTTAAAGCTGTTCAGAAGCTACTGGGTGTGTCTGCCGACGGTGAAGATGGGCCAGTAACTTGGAATGCTATAGTGTCGGAGCTTTCTACAAAAAAAGATGTCATGAATGGCGAAGATATAGCAGCGAAGATGGTCACATTAGCCAGAGAAGAAATTGGCGTTGCAGAAGTTGACGGCACTAATTGCGGCCCTAGAGTAGATCAATACAAAGCGGCAACTTGGCTTGATTCAAATAAAGGTTGGCCTTGGTGCGCGGCTTTTATTTGCTGGTTAGTTAGAGAGTCTATAGAAGGGAAGGAAGTAGCATTCAAACGTCCTAGAACGGCTGGTGCGTGGGATTTTGAAAACTGGGCTAAACAAGAAAGAGTAAATAATGTAGAATTGCGTAAGCCTACCAATGAAGATATTAAAGCTGGAGACATTGTTATATTTACCTTTTCTCATATAGGTTTAGCTGTGAAGGACATAGATTCAAGTGGGTATGTAGTTACTATTGAGGGGAACACAAATGGCGCAGGGAGTCGGGAAGGAGGCTCGGTTCTAGAGAAAAAGCGTCACGTTTCAAAAATCAGGAGCCGCATAAGAATTTCTTAAAACCACTTGAAGAAAAGCGTATCGTTTGTATTATACAGCATATGCATCTTGAGAAAAAAATTAAAGTTCTAAAAGGCGATATTTTTAATTATATTGTGGGAAGGAAACACTCCCACCCTATTGAAGCTTTTTTAGATCTAGAAGAAGATGGGCGGTACGAAGTCCATCAAACATTTATTTATGATTCTAAAATTGGCGCAAAAGAAGTCCAAGACTTAAATTACTTAAACTTCTTCATGGAAGTGGAGAAATGTAGGCATAGAATGTCTACTAAACTAAATCCGCGCAGATCCGAGATCCTGAGGATATCGGAAGAGTTGGCTGAGATAGCTCCAGAAACAATAAAATTACCCTCTTCGGATTTTTCAAAAGTGAGCAGAAAAGTAGCAGAAGTTTTTGAATTAGAAAACTCCAGCCAACTTACATACTTAGATGCTAAAATGTCTGAAGAGGATCTTTTGAAGAAGAGATACCAAAAACAGCAAAAAGATTTATATGGAGGATTATTTTAATGAAGATATCCAAATACGTTTACGAGAGAAAGAAAACAAAAAAAGGGGTTCACTCTAAAAACAAAAGCTCTACTAGTAAAGCCGCTAAATTCTATAAAAAAAAATATAGAGGACAAGGCAGATGAATTTAGTTAACGACATTAAGGTTACAACCGACGATTATAAACATATTAATTGTATTATCGAAATACCTAAAGGGACAAATACTAAGTATGAATACAATGAAGAGCTTAATGTTTTTGAGTTAACTCGGTGCTTAGTCTCTTCTCTCCAGTACCCTATTAATTATGGATTCATTCCACAAACTATAGCTTTAGACGATGACCCTCTGGATGTTTTGGTTTTTAATCATGACCCGATTGATAGGGGGACTCTTGTTAGTTGTAGGGTTTTGGGGGTGATGGGGTTTGAAGATAATGGGGAAATAGATAATAAATTAATAGCTGTTCCCTATTGGTCTCCAAAAGAAAGATACAATAAACTAAAAGATATAGAGCCAGAGCATTTAAAAATATACAGGCAATTCTTTAAAATTTATAAGCTCGACCGAAAATCAGAAACAAAAGTGGGGGACTGGAGGAGCGCCGCAATTGCTTTAAAAACAGTAAAAGAATCCCATGACAGGTGGAAAGAAACGAACAGAGAGAGGTTTCAACAAGAATGGGAAAACAGACAGTTTTTCTCAAAACTG